TAAAAACTATGATTAAAGGAGTTAAAAAATGAGTATAAACACACAATCACATTACAAAGGTAAGGATAGCCTTTATAAATTTGCTGAAGAGTGGGGTTTGAATAGCTATGAGTTTGATATAATTAAACGCATTGTAAGATGCCGTCACAAAGGTTCATTTGAACAAGATTTAACTAAGACTAAAGATCTAATTGACATTTATTTGAAAGAACAATTGGATTCTAAAAAATAATTTCTTATAATATAGAAAAATAAGAATGGCAAACCATGTATATGCTCATATAGAGATTGAATTCGAAAATTCAGAAGATACCACAAAGTTTTCAGAATGGATTAAACATGATCCAACAAATGAAGATATAACATATGGCGAACGCATTGAATTATGTTGTGAAACTATGTTACACAATCTATATCCAGATAAAAAAGATACTAGAGATTATTATATTGAAAATCTAGGAGCTAAATGGATTTATTTTGATGACACTGAGCGATGGGAAACCACTATGTTTATTTCATGGACAACCGCATGGGATTTCCCGGAGAAGTTATTCAATAAACTAACTGAATATTTGCAATCAGAATATAAAGGATTTATATGCAAATGCACCTTCGAAGATGAAGGATTTGGATTTGTAGGAGCCGCAGTTTCAAATGACACTTGGTCTGATATTGAATACTATGAACCAATTGATGAACTTGTGGAATATCGAGATGAAGAAGATTATCTATCTGATGACTTTTATGAAGTAATTGGCGATCGAAAACAAAACATGCTACAAGAAATGATTAATTATAGTAATAATCCAACTGAAGAATGAAAAATATGTTTAAATTTAATATTACGGGATGGCACGTTCTAGCATCATTGTTCGTGTATATCTTTGTTATGAATTTATTCTTTGACTATATTATTAGTCGAGAAGTAGAATCATTAGTGCAACTAGGAGCCAGCTTTATTGCATTAGTTTACACCGTCTGGCAAACACAAATAATAATATCTTATATTAACAAACAATTAAAAAAGTAAAAATTTATGATTTCAGGAATTATTGTATTAGTAGGCTTAATCATTGCCGCGTTCACATTTATTGGTGGGGAAAAAATGATTGCAGCAAAAGATCGTTGGGGTGATCCGACAACTATTGTTAACAAGTCACTTGTATTCAAATCATCGTTAATCTTTATATTAGCATTGTTTGTTGCAGCATTTCAACCATACGCTGTTGAGAAAGTAGATAGCGGATACAAAGGTATCAAAGTTAGTTTGGTAGGTTCTACTAGAGGAGTAACAAACTATCAATATAAAACCGGTTGGGTAGTATATAATACATGGACGGAACAGATGTTAGAGTTTCCTACCTTTCAACAACATATCGAATATGATGATCAGCAAGTAATTACTAAAGGTGGATTCCCAGCAACCATTAAACCAACATTTAACTATTCTTTAAAAGAGTCTAATATTGGTGATATGTTTGTAAATTTACGATTGGATGTAAAACAAGTTGAACAAGGATGGTTGAAAAATGCAATTATTGGAGCTGTAAATGATGTAGCCAATACTTGGGAAGTTGATAGTATATTCGGACACAGACAGCAATTTGAAGCTTCAATTGTAGCTGAATGTAATGTGCGGCTTGCAAAGTGGTTCAATGTATCTCAACTAAGAACTAATATAACACCACCGGAGGCATTGCAAGAAGCAATTATTTCTAAAACAAAAGCAATACAACAAGCAGAAGCATCTGAGCAACAAGCATTGACAGCAATTGCAGAAGGTAAGCGTAAGGTTGCTGTAGCAAGAGCAGACTCTGCGGAGTTAATCATTAATGCATCAGCAGCTGCAATGTCAATCAAGATTAAGCAAAATCAAATCACTCCAATGTATATTGAGTATTTGAAAGCCCAAGCTTGGGACGGTAAGTTACCAACCACAATTGCAGGTGGAGCTAGCATGTTCCTCAATGTAGGCGGAAAAAAATAACCCTATCATATATGTTGAAAGCCGTAGCAGAATTGTTGCGGTTTTTTTTACTGTACTATATTTATTAATAAATTTTAAAGGAATATTATGAAAAAAAACATCTTAGCTGAAAATATGCGTCGATTCAATACTAAAAACTTGAACGAAGTCATTAAACCGGACTTTTTAAAGTTTGCTATGAAACAAACATACAATAATGTACGTAATGACATTGCGTCTGCCGCTGAATACTTTGCGATGGCGCTACAAAACCCAAGAATGGAAGACTTACCACACGTACAACATGGTATCCAACAACTAACACAATGGGTACGAGCAAAAAAACCAGCACCATTATCAGTATATACACTCGTAAATGAAGCGCCAGCTTTATTAGATGCTATGCAAGCTAAAAGCAAAAATGCATGGATGGAAATGCGGTCACATTGGGGTGGAATTATAGATGCAATCTGCGACGAAGATGAAGATGAATATGTTACTGAGTTTGGTCCAAATTCTGATGACATGATCTAAATAAATACATATATGTACAAGTGCAATCTAACCAGTTGCACTTTTTTACTGTACGGTTGGTTTTTATTGATTTTTTTATTATATTATAATATGAAACAAGGAAACTATATTGCACCTATATACAAGTTAGCATTGCGAGATGCAACCACGGTACCTAGAAAGATATCATACTCACAATGGTCAATGTATGAGAAATGTCCACAACAATGGAAGTTAGCATATATTGATGGATTAGCTCCATTTCAATCTAGCATCGATACATGTTTCGGTACCGCATTTCACGAAACCCTGCAAACATACTTAACTGTAATGTATACAGATTCAATTAAGAATGCAGATGCAATTGATTTGCGAGAATTGTTAACTACTAATCTTCGCAATGAATACGGTCGCACAGTAACCGAACTAGGCGGAGCACATTATTCAAATCCATTACAGTTAGCAGAATACCTAGAAGATGGAGCTGCAATATTGCAATGGTTTAAGAATCGTCGTTCTACATACTTTTCAACTAAGGATTGGGAATTGGTTGCAATTGAAATGGAACTATGTACTCAAGCATCTCCAGCAAACTCCGCAGTATTTTGGTATGGATTTATTGATGTTGTGTTGCGAAATACAAAGACTAATGAAATCTTAATTATTGACATTAAAACGAGTCGTCAAGGTTGGAATAAGTATCAAAAAGCAGATTCAATAAAAATGGCTCAGCTTATTGCATATAAAAATTATTTCTCAGCACAATTTGGTACTCCTAAAGAAAAGATTAGTGTTGAATTCTTTATTGTGAAACGAAAATTGATTGAAGAATCAATGTTTCCACAAAAGCGAGTACAACAAGTGATTCCAGCATCAGGAACAGTCACACAAAAGAAAGTACAAAAGTCAATTGACAAATTTGTTGAAGATTGTTTTGATTTAGAAGGCAACAAGAATGCTGATAGAAACTATATGGCATTAGCAGGTAAAGGTGCTAAGAATTGCAAGTATTGTCCATTCAAAGAAGATTATGCAAATTGTTCTAAAGAAAATAGGATTCGCGAATAAAATTCATTATATTATAGTATGAAAAGATACACTCATAAACATGTTTACGTATATCAATTCGAGTTATCAGGTCGCGACAGTTCTAGAGTAGATCATGAATATACATTATGCACTAATGATGATAATCCTAATTGCAAAGAAAATAGAACTTTGCTAGAATCAATGTTGCGATTAGTTTATGGACATATGCCAAAAGGTGTTAAATTTTTATACGAGAAATAATGACAAAAGTAGCAGTTATAGGAAGCACGGGTTGGCAGAATAAAAGGAAGATCCAACAAACATTGCAAGAACTAAAAAAGAAGTTTGGAGATGATTTAGTTGTTATAGGCGCTGGAGGAGCAGAAGGTGCTAATCATATGGTTAAAAAGTATGCAATTGAATTTGCAATTGATTATAAAGAATTTAATCCATCATTTTCAGGATATAATTTATATTCAGCTATGCCAGAATCATATTATGGCAAATCATATCATTTTAGTCAATTACATCATCGCATGAAGCTTATTGCTCAACAATGTGATTACATGATGATATTGACTACAGAGAATGTGTTAGACCCAGTATTAAAGACAGCATTCACAAATGTCAAAAAATTAGAAAAACCGGTGGTTATCTTAGGATAATCTATATTTATATTAAAGTTATAAGGAATAAAATGGAGTTACCAAAGTTACAAAAGATTGATCCTAACAAACCACAAAAAAAGAAAATTTTGTTGTTAGGCGACGATTTCCGATTACCATCAGGTATAGGAACAGTTAGTAAAGAAATTATTTTAAATACCGTTAAAGAGTTTGATTGGGTTCAATTAGGAGCTGCAATTAATCATCCAGATGCAGGACAGGCATTTGATTTATCTCAAGAAATTGCAAAAGAAACTGGAGTTGAAGATGCATCAGTTAAGTTGATTCCTTGGAACGGATATGGCGATAGAAACATATTGTTTGCAATCATCAATCAAGAACAACCAGATGCAATTTTACATTTTACCGATCCTCGCTATTGGACATGGTTATATGCAATTGAGCATGAAATAAAAACAACATTCAATATTCCAATTACATATTATTCTATCTGGGATGATTTACCATATCCTATGTGGAACGCACCTTTCTACGGAAGCTGTGATATGATTATGGGAATTAGTAAGCAATCAGATAACATCCACAGAGAAGTTCTTAAACAGAACGGATTTGGTGTGATTAATTATGATGAATTGCCGGCGTCTTGGTTAGCAGATAAAAAATGGAACGATGTTTTAACTGGGTATGTTCCTCATGGATTGAATCATAAAATATTTAAACCACTTTCGTCATCTGATACAATGTTTATTTCAATGAAGAAACAAATCAAAGAAGCTAATGGAGTTGATTTTGTAGTAATGTGGAACAATCGTAATATTAGAAGAAAACAACCAGGAGATGTTATTTTAGCATTTAAAACGTTTGTAGATACATTACCAGAAGAACAACAAAGCAAAGTAGCATTATTAATGCATACTCAACCAATAGATGAAAATGGAACTGATTTAAAAGCTATATGGAAAACATTGGCGCCAAATTGTAAAATTATTTTTTCAGAACAAAAATTAAGCGCACAAGATCTTAATGCAATGTATAATGTTGCAGATCTTGTAGTTAATATTGGTTCAAACGAAGGTTGGGGACTTAGTTCAACAGAAGCAATATTATCAGGTACTCCTATTATTAACAATGTTACAGGAGGATTGCAAGACCAATGTGGTTTTGAAGATGAAAATGGAGAATGGCTTAGATTTGATGGCAAATTTTCAACAAATCATACCGGTAAATTTAAAAAACATGGTAATTGGGTTAAACCAGTATTTCCTAGTAATAGATCATTGCAAGGATCACCTGCGACACCATATATCTTTGATGATCGAGTAAAATTTGAAGATGTAGCAGATGCAATTGCTTATTGGTACGCAATGACTGAAGAAAATAGAGCAGCATGCGGCGGAGAAGGTCGAACATGGGCATTAGCTAACGGATTGACAGCAGAACAAATGGGCAACACAATGATATCAATGTTCCGAGATTTATTTGCAATGAAACGAGAGTTAAGACCATTATTTACAGTAACAAAAGTTACTACAACAAAATACAAACAAACAGGAATAGTAGCAGAATGAGAAAAGTAGTTATAGCGTCGCCAGTAGCGACACAATCGGGATACGGTCATCACGCGCGCGAAATAATAACAAATATTATTGAACAACGTGGATCGGAATGGGATGTAAAGTTAGTTTCGTTGCCATGGGGACACACTCCGATGACATATCCAATTTCAGTAGATTTGCAATTACGAATAATTCCATTGCCAATAACAGAGCAACCAGATATCTGGGTGCAAGTTTCAGTTCCTAATGAACTACAAGCAGTTGGTAAATATAATATTGGAGTAACTGCAGGAACAGAAGGAAGTATTTGTCCAGCAGAATGGATTGATAAATTAAATGCAATGAATTTAGTTATAGTTCCGAGCGAATTCACAAAATCAGTATTTGAAGAAACTGCAAAACAATCCAATAAAGTAATAACCACTAAAATACAAGTAGTTCCAGAATATTTCGATGAAACGGTTTATACAAACAAAGAAATTGAAACATTAAAAGAATTAGATTCAATTGAAGAATCATTTGCATTTTTATCGGTAGGACATTGGTTGCAAGGACAAGCTGGAGAAGATCGTAAAAACATAAGTGGGTTAGTACATTGTTTCTTTAATACATATAAAGACAAAAAAGATGCCCCTGCATTAATATTAAAAACGAGTGGAGCAACCTATAGCATCATGGACCGAATGGATATTGAAGATCGTATCAATCAGTTACGGGCAATGTTTGGCAAAGCTAAATTACCTAATGTTTATTTAGTTCATGGTGAATTGACTGACTCTGAAATGAATTCATTATACAATCATTCAAAAGTGAAAGCAATGGTATCATTTACTAAAGCAGAAGGTTTTGGTCGACCATTATTAGAATTTTCAACAACGGGCAAACCAATAATCGCCCCACATTATTCAGGACAAACAGATTTTCTTAAAAAGGATTTTATTTGTGAATTACTTGGAGTTCAAACGCCAATTCATGCTTCCACACAAAATGAATTTTTAATTAATGGAGCAACATGGTTCACTCCTGATTATGGATATGCTAGTAAAATGATGCAAGAAATACAAAAGAATTACAAGAAATGGTTAGAGCTAGGTAAGCGTCAACGCTATTTCGTTAATTCAGCATTTACTAAAACAGCAGTAGCCGCAGTATATGAACGCGTATTAGCAACAATTGATGCTGGGGTTGAATCTATTCCTAAACCATTAGAGTTAAAACTACCTAAATTGCAAAAAATATGAAAATAAGTTATGCTATCACAGTATGCAATGAGTTTAAAGAAATTCAAAAGCTTGTTGCACACGTGCTTAAACATAAAAGAATACAAGACAATATTGTTATTCTATTTGATAGTAAAAACGGAGATCCAGAAATTGAATCATTTTTACGATCTCATTCTGTTAACAAAGAATTTACTTGGCACAAAGATGAGTTTCAAGGACATTTTGCAGATTGGAAAAATAAGTTAACTAGTTTATGCACTGGCGATTATATTTTTCAAATTGATGCAGACGAAATACCACATGAAAAACTAGTAGAAGTATTGCCAGAAATATTAGAAGAAAATTTTGATTGTGAAGTATTCTTAGTGCCACGCGTCAATACTGTTGCTGGGTTAACATTAGGACACATTAAAAAATGGGGTTGGAATGTCAATGATGCAGGTTGGGTTAATTGGCCTGATAATCAATGGAGAGTTTGGAAAAACAAGACTGATATAAAATGGATTAATAAAGTTCATGAAAAATTAGATGGGTTTAAAACATGGACAGTATTACCAGAAATGGAAGAATTTGCATTATATCACCCAAAACAAATTGAACGACAAGAACGACAAAATAATTATTACGATACATTATGATTATAGATTTAAAACAAAAAATAGACCAACTATCAAATACGCCATCTGATATCAATGAACATTTCCCAGCAATTATTCAATACGGTGAACAATGTAATCATATTACAGAAATGGGCGTACGAGGTATCACATCAACATGGGGTTGGTTAGCATCTAATCCTAAAAAATTAGTAGCATATGATATTCAAGACCCAAGTACTTGGGGTAGTTCATTACAAGATGTTTATGACACAGCTAAACATCATGATATTGAATTTGAATTTCATTTAGCTAATGTATTAGATGTAACAATTGAAGAAACAGACCTTTTATTTATTGACACATGGCATTCATATAAACAATTATCAGCCGAATTAAAATTGCATGCATCTAAAGTTAGAAAGTATATTTGTTTCCATGATACTACATCTTATGCAACAGTTGACGAAAATAGTTATGAAATATGGGGTGATGAGTGGAAGTCACAAGGTATTGGTATATGGAAAGCAATTGAAGAGTTTTTAAAAAATAACAAACAATGGATTATGGAAAAGCGATTCATAAATAATAATGGATTTACAATTATAAAAAAGGAAACTAATGAACTATAAAGATTTAATAAACGCCGGCATTACTATGGTGCTGCCACATTGTTTTGAAACTATTAACAGACATAAACAAAATATATCTAAACTTAACGGTGATATAATTGAATGTGGTGTTTGGCGAGGCGGATTCTCAATATTTTTAGCAAAAACGTTTACAAATAAACATGTATGGGTATCAGACTCATTTGCAGGGTTTCAACCAATAACTAATGCAAATTATTCATACTTAAATGAGAGACACCAACCAGATTATGATGTTTCAGCAGGTTTAGATGAAGTAAAAGCAAATTTTAAACAATTTGATATTAAAGATTCACAAGTTACATTTTTGCCAGGATTTGTTAATGATACATTACCGACCTGCGGAATAACAGATATATGTTTGCTGCGAGTTGATGTGGATGCATATTCCGCTACACTTGACGTATTAACTGAGTTATATGATAAAGTAGTACCAGGTGGATATATTATTTTTGATGATGCATGTTTATATGAAACTGTCGATGCAATTAAAGTGTTCTTTAAAGAAAGAAATATTGAGCCGTACTTATTACATCCAGAAACAGATCAAAAATTATTAATTGATTTAGATGCACCGAGCGAAGATAGTACATATCCAACCGGATGTTATATCATAAAACAATAAGTTATGGCAAACGGAATTTATAAAATTACAGAGGACTTTGAAAAAGCACTAGCTGATTACTCCGGAGCGCCATATGTAGTGACTGTCGATAATCAGTCAAATGCATTGTTTTTATCTTTAATGTATGAAAAGGTTAAAGGCAAAGAAATTACAATTCCATCTAGAACTTATCCATCTGTACCGTGTGAAATTATTCATGCTGGAGCAAAAGTAAAATTTATTCCAACTGATAGCAAAACTATTAAAGGAGCATATCAACTATCTCCAACAAACGTATGGGATTCTGCATTATGTTTTACAGCTGATATGTATAAGCCAGGTACGCACATGTGCATATCTTTTACTGGTCCATATAAACATTTTAAACTTAGTAAAGGCGGTGCAATATTAACAGATAGTTATGAAGCATACTTATGGTTTAAACGTGCTAGATATAGTGGAAGACGCGAATGTTCATATCATGACGATCATTTTGATATGTTAGGTTGGAATTTTTATATGATGCCAGAATTAGCAGCTCGTGGTATGTTATTAATGAATCAATTTTATAATACAGACGGAACTAAAAAACATAATGATGATTTAGAATTACCATATCCAGATTTATCAAAATTTGAAATTTATACTAAAGCAAATAGATAATGAAACTAGCGTTATTTGGATATGGGGGTCATGCTCGGGAAGTTGCTGCACAAATCGGGCAACCTGTTACATTCTTTGTTGATGATGAATATGTAACATCTAAAACAAAACCAATCTCAGAATTTGACCCATCAGAATATAACATGATGATTGCTGTTGCTAATAGTAAAGACAGATATGATATATCTCAACGATTACCAAAAGACACTATTTACTTTACCTATATTCACCCTTCAGTTTTAATATTAGATGATAATGTTGAAATTGGTAACGGAAGCTTTATTGGAGCTAATAGTATATTAACTACTAATATAAAAATAGGTAGCCATGCTATATTAAACAGAGGAAATCATATTGGTCATGATTGCGAAATTGGTGATTTCTTTAGTGCAATGCCAGGTTCTATAGTTTCTGGAAATGTTAAAATATATGATTTAGTTTATTTAGGAACAAATTCATCAATTAAAGAGCAATTATCAATTCATAGTTTAACAACAATCGGACTAAATTCAGGCGTAGTTAAACATATACAAGAACCAGGAATTTACGTAGGTAGTCCTGCTAAAAAAATTAAATAATGAAACTACATATATTTTATCGACATTATAATATAACAGGAAACGATTTCAAACAACGTCCGGTTTGGTTTGATTATGAAACATGTTTTAAAAATTTATTAGATACTATCAATAATGATGAACGAGTAACATTACATGTTATAATGGATGGATCTATTCAAGACAATTGGATCAAATCATATAGTGATTATTTTATAGCACACGAAATACACGCCGGGAATGATCAAGCATCATTTTTATCTACATATTCATATGCAAATGATATTGATACTGATTTATATTACTTTTTAGAAAATGATTATTTACATGTTCATGGATGGGTTGATAAAGTGTTTGAATTATTTTCAGCATATCAAGGATTAGACTATGTTTCATTGTATGATCATAATGATAAATATTTTTTATCAATGTATGATGATCTAGTATCAAAAATATTCACAACAAACTCACATCATTGGAGAACAACTCCTAGTACGTGTGGTACTTATATTGTAACCAAAAAAGTCTTTAAAGAAGATTTCGAAGTACCATTTAGAATACCAGGCGATCACAATAAATTCTTATATCTTAATCAAACATATGGTCGAGCTGTTATTACTCCAATACCTGGATTAGCAACTCATTGTATGGAAGGCTTACTTAGCCCAACAATTAATTGGAAAACATTATGTTAATATCAACATTAAATTACAACCAACCGGAACTTACTGACAATTTAATTAAACAATTGAATCGAGGTAATGACTTATCTAAACATGAATTAATGATATTAGATAATGGTTCTACAAAGCCTGTAGCAAAAACCACAACACATCGTTTAGAAGAAAATTTGTTCTTCGGAGGCGGATTAAATGTTATATTAGAATATTTTTTATCAACAGATCACGAATACTTTGTATTATTTAATAATGATTTAATATTTCATGGACCTAGATTAATTGATAACATGTTACGCGAAATGAAAGAGCATGATTTAGCATTATATTCTCCTGCAATAACTAATACCGGTGCCGATCAGTGTTATTGGAAACAAATGTGGAATTGGGGCACCGGAACAGTACGACAAGTGCCATGGATTGATTTTATGTGTTTAGTCGTACGAAGAGATTTAGCTGAATATATAGGAAAATATCCAGACGAATTATTTTTAGGGTGGGGTCCGGACTTTTATTCTGGCATTAAAGCTCAAGAATGCGGACTTAAAGTTGGAGTAAGTGATAATATTACACTATCACACTTAGTTAGCCAAACATTTGCAACGGGAGCTATAGAAATGAAAGAATCAGATTTTTGTGCACAAGCTGATGGTAATATGCATAAATTTTTCTTAAATTCTAAATATAATGATAAATTTATGGAATTTAGACAAATTGGATCTACATATGAACAATAATAAGTTACTTTGTACAATGCACGTGATGTGGTATGAAAGCCGCATGATTACTGAGACATTAGATTCTATACAATTAGCAATAGAAAATGCAAAACACGATGTTGATTTAATCATATGCTTAAATTCACAAACGTATATAGAAAAACCATCTGATGGAATCATTCCGAGTGAGATGTTTAATGAATTTTTGTCACACCCAGTTTTAGAGAATTACACAATCATTGAAAAGACAGATAACGATCCTTTTTATAATATTGGAGATTGGGCGAGAGATATTTACGGCGATCTGTATGATTACAAATACATAGTTTGGGGAGAATCTGATTGTTTGATTCCGGAAGATTATTTTTTCTTACTACAACAGATTGATATTGATCATCCACATACTATATCATTGGCAAATAGAAAAATGTGGGATTCAACGTGGGATGAACTAGAACATCCATATATTCAAAACATTCCTAGAACCGGACCTACAGAAGAACCTCAAAGAAACACCCCAGAACCATATGGTGTTGGACATTATATAACATTGCAACAATTAAATGATTTTAATAGACAATTTGAGCCAAAATTAGTGCAACTTAAAACTCAAAAAATTGATGGATGTATGACTGCAGTATCAAAAGGATTTGCAACTCCATTTATTGCACCTGGATTGCATTTGGGTGGACATGATTTTTATATGGAATTGTTTATGAAAAAACATAATATTCCACAATATCATATTGCTACTAGATTAAAAGGGCATAATTGTACACATCCATTGAAGCGAATAGGCACAGATACTCCACGTGGTGGTGACACATATAAATTTTACAAACAACAGTGTGATAATTTAATTAATAAACTTATATATGAATAATCAATCTAAAATTTTAATAACAGGCTCAGGCGGAATGGTTGGTAGTACTGTGGTACGAATGTTAAATAAGTTAGGCTATACTAATTTATTAACTCCTAGAAAATCGGAATTAGACCTACGAGATACAATAGCAGTAAAATCATACTTCGAAGAACATACGCCAGACTATGTATTTCTAATTGCAGCAAAAGTTGGAGGCATACACGCAAATATGACGTATCGAGCTGATTTTATTTTTGATAATTTAATGATGCAATCTAATGTTATTAATTCATGTAAAGAATTAAGCGTTAAAAAAATATTATTTGTTAGTAGTGGTTGTGTATATCCTAAGCACGCTCATAATCCTATAGATGAACAATCTATGTTAACTGGATTATTAGAGCCGTCAAATGAACACTATTCAATAGCAAAAATTGCAGGTATTAAAATGTGCGAAGCATATCAACTTCAATACGGATTAGACTATGCAGTTGTTATACCTAATAATATATACGGCCCAGGAGACAATTATCATCCAGAAAATTCTCATGTTATGGCAGCACTTATAAGAAAGTTTGATCACGCTATAAAAAATAATACAGATGTTGAAATTTGGGGTACTGGGAATCAAATGCGAGAATTTGTATATGTAGACGATGTTGCTAGCGCATGTATACATTTAATGAATAACGATTTTACAGGTGCATTTAATTGTAGTAGTGAAGTTGAAATAACAATTAAAAATTTAGCAAATCTTATTGCAGAAACATTAGGATTTTCAGGAAAAATTAATTATAATATAGATAAGCCAGAAGGACACCTTCGAAAAGGATTTACTTGTGATAAATTGCGTAGCACAGGTTGGAAACATAATATTAACTTAGAAGATGGTATTAAATTATCATATGATTGGTATAAAGAAATAATAAACGAATGATATCATTTACACTTTCAACATTCAATACATTAAACTATTTAAAGTTAGCAGTTAAGTCAGTACGACAAAATAGTTTTTATACAGATGCACCATTTATTATTCATGCAGAAAATTGCACAGATGGAACTAATGAATGGTTACTAGAAAATAAAGACATATACAACTTAGAAGTTTATATTGAAGAAAACGAAACACCACGCGGTATTGGCGGCGGAATGAATTTTTGTGCTAGCAAAGTGCAAACTAAATATATTGGATTCTTATCATCAGACTTTTGGATGGCAAAAGATTGGGATAAACCTTTAGTTGATATTTGTGAACAAAATTCAAATAAAAATGTTTGGGCATTTAGTTATAGAGTTGAACCAGACATATTCAACGACCCAGTTTCAAGACCAGGTGTATTAAAAGTAGATGTAGATACATTTGGCGAATTTCATCATAACTTTAATGATACATCATTTGATGATTGGAGTTCTGAATTGAGCTCAATGAATGATATTGAATATAATATTCCAATGGGTGTAAGTGGTGTCATTAGTAAAGACGCTTGGGACTATATAGGAGGTAATGATGATAGATTTGCCCCAATGTATTGGGAAGATGCTGACATCTTTATCAGAATGATGAATGAAGGATATGAATTCAAATTAACAAGCAAGTCAGTTTTATATCACTTTGCATCTAGAACAAGTAGATTCCCAGACGATAACTTAAATGTTCGTCCACCTCACTTAGCAGCATATGAACAACGATCACTTGAACGTTTTATTAATAAATACGGTAGATTGCCAATACATGGTCCATATGGAGAATATCTTCCAATGCCTATAATTGATGGATCATTAAATAGAATATAACATGAAAAAAGTAGCCTTAATAACCGGAATTAACGGAATGGATGGAAGTCATTTAGCAGATTTCCTTTTAAAGAAAAATTATATTGTATATGGTCTAGAAAGACGATGTTCAAATGAAAATAGAAATAACACACATCATCTTGAAGGTAAAATTAATTTTCTTAAAGGAGATTTGACAGATCAAAACTCATTAACGAGAGCACTTAAACAAGCAAATCCGTGTGAAGTATATAATTTAGCTGCACAATCATTTGTTGGCGAAAGTTGGAATACCCCAGAACAAACATCTGATGTTACAGGCTTAGGTGTATTACGTATATTAGAAGCAATTCGAGAATTCAATCCTAACATTAAATTTTATCAAGCATCTAGTTCGGAGATGTTTGGAAGAATGGTTGAAAACCCTGCAAATGAAAATACTCCATTTTATCCTAGATCGCCATACGGAGTAGCAAAATTATATGGTCATTGGATAACTAAGAACTATCGAGAATCATATGGAATGTTCGCTTGTAGTGGAATATTATTTAATCACGAATCAGAACGTAGAGGTATCGAATTTGTTACTAGAAAAATTTCCGATGGCGTTGCTAGAATCCATTTAGGATTAACTGATCATATTTCATTAGGAAACTTAGATGCATTGCGAGATTGGGGATATGCACCAGACTATGTTGAAGCTATGTGGTTAATGTTGCAACAAGAAACGCCAGATGACTATGTAATTGCTACAGGTGAAACAAGATCGATCCGAGAATTTTTAGATGTCGCATTTAATTATATAGGAATTAGCAATTGGTCTTCATATGTAAAAATCGATGAAAAATTTATGCGTCCAGCTGAAGTAGATATACTTTGTGGTAATTATTCAAAAGCAAATACACAATTAGGATGGATACCAAAAACATCATTTAATGAGTTAGTGGAAATCATGGTAGCAAATGATATTAAACTTTTAAGCGAATGATATCTTTAATAATACCAACTACCAGTAAAAACCAGGAATATACTGACAATGTTATTTCTAATATTAGATCATTATATCCAAATGAATCTGAAGTTGAGATAATTGTTGAAACAAATGATTCAGTTACATTAGGAAAAAACTATAATAATGCAGTAGCACGAGCTACGGGAGAAAAAATTATTTTATTACATAATGATATGGTTATCCCTAAGGGCTTTGTCGAAATGATGGATAAACATATCACCCCAAATAGAATAACAACATATACACGCATCGAACCACCAATATATACAGATACATATCCAGGCAAAAAATTATTAGATTGTGGAGACTCGTTAAATACATTTAATCTAGAAAAGTTTTTATCAATTGAATTAGAAGATTTATTACAAGACGGAGGTTCGCAACTATTTTTTGGTTGTATGCGTGATGAGTATATTGGCATCGATGGCCATACATTCCAAATGTTTTGTGAAGATGATGATTTGCATAGACGATATAGACTAAAAGATTTTGAACATAAAGTTAGTTCAGCATTCGTATATCACTTTGTAAGTAAAACTTCACGAGCTAATGATTCATACAAACAAATCGAATTAGCATCTAATAGAAATTATATTAGAAAATGGGGAACTAAATCAAATGCTCCTAAATATGATATTGCAATTCAAGTTAAAGGATGTAATATGCAATTGCTAGAACTTTTAGAACCACATTGTGATAGAATTTATATAGATGATGAAATGGGTGTTTTATTTGCATACTATTATGAAACTGAACAACCTAAAACTAAGTTTGATTTAAAAACTAGAATCAATACTCAAGAATGGGATAATCCAAATGATTATCATGATATTGTAGTAGAATGCAATAAAAATTCATTCGGGCAGCAAGAATATCAGTATATATTGCAATTACCACAAATCTTAGAACAACAAGGAGAGATTGGAGAATTTAGATTAGGTAATTTAAAAATTACGGTACATCATCTAGAGACGTACGAAAAAAATCTCATTAATATCGAATAAAACCATATTTATAATAAAGTTACTCTTAAGAACAAGTTACGCCATTAATAATTTATAAAAAAGGAATAAAATGGCAGGAAAAGGATTTAAGCAGATCTTTAAAAACTCAAACGATTACAA